CGGCACAAGCCGGGCCCTAGACGGGACTGTTGGCGGCATGAAGCTGCTCGCGGGCGATGCCGACCAGCTGACCGAGTTCCAGCTGATGGTATTCATGATCACCGGGGCACTGCCGGTCCTGAAACAAATCGTGCGCCTCGAGCAAACCCACGAATCCGACCCGGCACTGCTGAACCTGATCGGTGAAAAGATCAAGTTCTGGCAGCGCTACCAGATGGAACCGGGCGAGGAACAGCGCATTACCGACAAGTGGATACAGGGCTCCATGAACCTGCAGATATCGGCCGGTATGGGTGCGGCGAATCCTGATCAGCGGATTCAGCGCCTTGCGGCCGGTTTTGGGATCATTTTCCAGCTCGCGCCCGCGCTCGCGCAGCGGCTCGACGGACAGGAAGTGGCCCGCGAAGTGCTGGGTGCGATGGGCTACCAGGGCACCGAACGCTTCTTCCCGGAAGGCGGACCACAAATACCGGGCATGCAGGCACCACCGAGAGAGGGCGACGTGACCGAGAACGAACAGGCCAAGATGGATCAGGAATTCAAGCGCGATTCCGCGAAGATGGAGCAGGAGGAGCGCAAGCTCCAGTGGGATATCGAGAAATTCTACGCCGAAATGGAAAACAAGGAGCGCGAGCGCCTCCTCAAGAAAGAAATTTCACAACAGCAGTATGACGAGAAAATGCAGCGCATTGCCACCGATCGCCAGAACCGCGTCGATGAAATGCGCATGAAAATACGCACCGGGGGACAGGGGATATAAGCCATGAGTAACGAGCGCCAATCAGTATCACAGGAACAATTCGAGGTGATCAAAGCTGTACTGGGAGCGGACGCGGAAGCGTTCAAGCGGACAAAACTGGGTCAGTACATCTATGACCGGATTTTGACCGAGGAGGAGCAGTTAATTGAAGACTTGATTGCTGCAGACCCGGAAGACGCGAAAGCGAACCGGGAAATCCGTAACGAAATTTACAAGCGGAGAACATTGCCGAAGTTCATCGAGGAAGCGATCCAGACCGGACACGCCGCCCAGCGCAACATCGAGCAAATGGAATCCAGTCAACAAGACTATTGAGGTAGGCAATCATGACCAATGAAACCGAAGTAACAGCCGCGCCGGAGCCCGCAGTGGCGTCCCGGGATCGTGAAGAAGTCGTGGAGAAGGCTGAGACCGAAAACGTCGAAGTCGTCGAGACGGTCGAAACCGCACCCGAGCCGCGCCCCGATATCGAGGACGTAATCGAGCAGCGGGATGACCCGCGCAGCGAGATTTACAAGCGTCACACTGAGAAAAGAGAGTCCGAAATCGAGCAAAGTCAGGCGGAAATGTTTGAAACTGGCGACGAAAAAGAGGATTCGCCCGGTGAAAATGAACAAATTGCCGTTGAAACTGATAATTCGACGGCTATAATCGAATCAGAGCCCGAGCCTACCGATACCCCACCAGATTCGGAAAAAATGGCGACGGTTAAGATCCTGGGCATCGATCGACAGGTTCCACAATCCAAGATCGACGCCGCGGGCGGAGTTGAGAATTACCAGATCCGCATCGCTGCACAGGAGCAAATGGAGCGTAACGCGCATGAGCGCGCTGCACTCGAAGCAAGACAGGCGGCACTCGACGAACGGGAACGTCGAATCGCCGCGTCAATGGCCGAGATACCCGCAATGGATTCTCAAAGTGCCGCAAATCCCACTCGATCTACCCCTTTGGATGGTCAAACCCTTACTGAAAAAGCACGGCAGTATCAGGAAGCCGTGTATGACGATGCAGATGATGCACCCTCAATCCTGGCTGAAATGATTCAAATGGCAGCCAATACCGGTCAGCAGTTCGACGAGAACGCTTTCCGGCAAAAGGTAAAGGAGGATGTGCTCGCAGAGCAGCGTCAGGCCAAAATTGTAAAGGCTTCACACGCCTTGATCGAGGCCCATCCTGAATTGAACCAGCGGGATGCCAGTTATGATCCACGCATGTTCGAGGCCATCGACAGCGAAACGGTCGTTGTCGAGCGCGAACATCAAGACTGGGAACCCGAGCAGGTCGTTCAGGAGGCCTACGATCGTATCCGTAAGTGGAGAGGTGTGCCAAGTACCGAGACGATGAGCGAGAAGCAGGCCCAAAAAAGAGCTATGAACCGTCCGAAGGCAGCAAATGCGCGTTATACACCGCCTCCGCCGCCTCCGAGACAAACGAATTCGGACTACGTCCAGCAAGAACGAAAGCGGCGTGGTCTGGAGTAACTTAAACGTCGATAGGAGACAGTAAATTATGGCTGGTCAAGTATGGGAAACCAATACGGCTGGCGGCTTCATGTATTCAGGAGAGCTTTCTGACGTTCTCCGCAATGCACTGCAGCCCATGACGCGCTACCTCCAGCATTGCGATGCTGACGATTTTACCGACAAGGGCCTGCATGCCGGTGATGCGTTCCAGTGGAACGTGTACTCTGATGTGCAAGACCAGGGCGGTCGAATCGCTGAGAACCAGCGTATGCCGGAAACCGGCTTCACCATTTCACAAAAGAACGGAACGATCTACGAGTTTGGTAATTCAGTGCCCTACTCCGGTCGCCTCGATGACGCCTCGCGTCACCCGGTGAAGCAAATCATTCACAAAGCACTGAAAAACGACTGTGTTAAGGCTTTCGAGAACGAGGCCCACGCGCAATTTGAGCTAACCCCGCTGAAAGTTGTCGGCCAGGGTGCTCCCGGTTCAGCCTCGATCGTTGTCGAGGAAGTGCCTGGTGGTGGTCTGCCGACCGCTACAACCGGCGCTACCACGGTGATGGAAAACGATCACATCAAGCTGATCTCGGACGAAATGAAGGAACGGAACATGCCGGTCTGGACCGACGGTAACTACCGCGCCATCATTCGCCCGCGCAACATGCGTTTCTTCAAGAATGAGCTCGAGACACTGCACCAGCATGTCGATGAAGGCTTTTCCAGGTTGTTAAACGGCGAAGTCGGCCGTCACTGGGAAGGTATTCGTTTCTTCGAGCAGACTTTCATTCCGAAGAAAACCTCAGCGGGTAACGCGGCCTGGGACGAAGCATTTTTCTTCGGCGAGGACACAGTTATCGAAGCAATCGTAAATCCGCCAGAAATGCGCGGTAAGCTACCCGGCGACTACGGTCGTGACAAGGGTGTAGCATGGTACGCAGAAGAAGGTTTTGCGCTTGTTCATGACGTTGGGGCCGATGCACGGATTATGCAATGGGCTACCAGCGACGTAGTGTAATAAGGAGGCGATGAAATGAGTTATTCAAATGGTTATCAAGAAACCATTAAGATCCCCGGCGCTGTCCTTACCGCTGCTGCTCCACTGCTGGCCGGTATTACCGGTGGCGGCGGTAACAAGACGGGTCGGATCGCGTACATCGCTGCCGATGTAACGGTTGCTATCGACGCTCCGACTACCATCACTTTCGGTACAGCGGCTACCCCTGACCTGTATGGCTCCTTCGAGTTGCCAATTGCAGCCGTGGGTGACCAGGTCGGTGGTGATGGCGGTGGTGTATTCACGCCTGCCGGAGGTCCGTCCCGGATCCCTGGCGGTGTTGGTGCCGGAGTCTGGGAAATCGGCGCGGGTGGTGAAGCGACCACTGGCACCGCCAACCTGACCGTTATTGTTGAATGGTCATAAGACGGAGGTAATCTGAAATGGCAAAACCGAAACGCTTAGGTATTGGCGATAAGCCAACCATCAGCGGTGATCCGACTGATATGGGTCTGAACATGCGTGAAGGCACGTCCAACAAGGACAAGCCCTATCCGCGTTCAGAAGTGTCGATGATGAAGCAGTATCCGACACGTCCCGGTAAAACCATCAGCTCGGATCGCGGCAAGTTCAAGTGTAAGTAAACACTGGACGTGTGATGGGTTAAATCAACCAAGGGACCAGCTTGTCTGGTCCCTTTTGCTTTGGAGAAATGCAATGGTAACTATGGTCAATGAGAAGGACGACAATGTTAATGTCCCGCCCGGTCGAGGCCGGAAGTTGCGCCAACAGGGGAGCAATCCCACGGGCAGCCAGGAAATGTCGTTCACTCCCGAATACTCCGACCCGCTTGATTACATGACCGGAAACACCAAGCTGATCGCGCGCACGCGCGTGAACTACGAGTTTCACGGATCCGGGTGGGGTGAAATCCCCGAGTGCTGCAAAGAGCTCGGAATCAACTTGAAAGAACCACTATCGTGAGGAGCGCATAGATGAAAGATGTAACTTCAATTGACTGGTCGAGGCCTTATGGCAAGGTTCGTACCGTGGACCCGGGCGCGCAAAAAGTGTTTTTCGTGCAGGATGGACTCGAGTATGACGCTGCTGGCAAGGCCTGCAATGCAAAACAGGTGAAAGAACATTATGCCGAGGTCGCCAAAAACGCCCAGGCTGCTGCGGATGCTGCCAAAGAAGCGGCTGCAGCTGCCCAGTCACAGGCCGACGAAGTGTTGAAGGCAGCCGGAATGAACAAGACAGCAGCACGCAAGGCTGCAGCACCGGCAACGGCAGCACCTGCGAAAAAAGCAGCAGCTAAGAAATCGACCACTAAAGCGAGCTAACTTATGAACTTCCTGGAGTTGGCGCAAGAAACCAGACGCCTCTCCGGTGTCGGTGGTACTGGCCCAGTCAATGTTGAGATTGCGGCCGGAATGGAGCTGAAGATCGTAAACTACGTCAGTAATGCGTGGATTGATATTCAGACTCACCCGAAAAACTGGAAGTGGATGTGGGAAGACTACGAGGTCGATCTGCAGCCAGGTCCGGGCACGCAACCGCTGCAAACCATTCTGAATACCCGCGAATACCAGCTGGTAGATTCGGGCACTTTGGACCCTGCTGTTGCCAGAATCCGGGTTGATACCTTTCGATCTTACCTGACCGCAACCGGGATTAGCGATCGTCAGCGTATGACCTATGTGCATTGGCGCCAGTTCAGGCAAAGATACGGTATTGTCGATGAAGCGGCAGGACGGCCGATACAGGCCACGCGCGCTCCTAATGGCAACCTGGTTCTTTACCCCAAGCCGGATGATGTCTACTCGATTGAGTTTGAGGTATTCAAAACACCGCAAATCCTGCTTGTCAATGACGATATCCCGGAAATGCCCGCACGCTACCACATGCTGATTGTCTACGAGGCGCTGAAGCGCTTTGGCAAGGCCGAAAACGCCGAGGAAGTGATCGCGCTGGGTGAGCAGGCTGGCGGATCGGATGGCAATGAAGGCAGGCCCGTATCCGGTCTGTGGCGTGCCCTGATCTGGGAACAGGAATACAAGGATGCCTCGCTGGACGATGAAGACGAAATGATGGAGGTTCGCACTGCGGGTGGCCGGGGAGGCTGGCGAGATTACTGATGCCGCAGCGGACTTACAATTTTGGCCTTTTTGGCGGACTCGATCTGGTCACGCCCCCGCTGGTTATCGATCCGGGAAAGGTGCTTGCATCGAAAAACTACGAGCCGGTAGACGAGGGCGGTTACCGGCGTCTGACTGGATACGAGCGCTTCGATGGGCGTCCTTCGCCTTCTGATGCGCTGTACTGGTTCTTGTACTTTGATCAAGGCTCAGGGACTGAGCCTGTCGCGGGTGACGTTGTCACTGGTCTTTCCTCCGCCGATACGGCGGAGGTTCTTTTTGTTGTCACCAACTCCGGTACCTGGGGCGTCGATGCCGCTGGCTGGCTGGTGGTTTTCAATGCTGACGGCCTGTTTGATGACAATGAAGACCTGCAGATCAGTGCGGTTACATTCGCGATTGCCGATGGTGTGCCGGTTGATGGTGGTGGTGGTAACGCGGCGGGACCGCGCCCAGCGGAGCCTGATTCGCTCGATGAGACCTACCTGAGAGCGGCGAGAGAGGCCCGTAGAGCCGATATTTTCGAGGTGCCAGGTGAGGGTGCAATCAATGGCGTTTGGTTCTACAACGGCACGGTATACGCTTTCAGGAATAACATAGGCTCGACCGCAGCCGTTATGCACGCTTCAAGCCCAGCTGGCTGGGTGGCGGTCGATCTTGGCAACTACGTGGACTTCTCGGCGGGCGCAGAGGGCACGGATATTTTGCTCGAGGGCGAGACCCTTACCTTTGCACCTTCAGGCGCGAGCGCGACAATCGTCGCTGTGGGTGTTTCTTCCGGGTCATTTGCCAACAGCGATGCCGCAGGAAGGCTTTATCTCAAGACGGTTGCAGGTGGCCCGATCACCGCGGCCGATACGATAACCGGCAGCACCAGTGGCGCGACAGCAGATTGTGACAGCGTTTTGACGGCTACTACCCTGCCACCGGACGGTAAATACGAGTTCGAGAGCTACAATTTTGGCGGCGCGCTGCCGACCTACTATATGTGGGGCGTCAATGGCGTCGGCCGGGGATTCCGTTTTGACGGCACTGATTTTGCCTATGTCCACGTTACTGGTCTGACCGAGGCACTGGACAAACCGCAGCACCTGAAACCGCACAAACGGCAGCTGTTTTACAGTTTTGGCGCGTCCTTGCAGCATTCTGCCGTGGGCCTGCCGATGATCTGGAGCGCGGTATTCGGCGCGGGCGAGCTCGCAACGGGCGACATAATCACCGGCATCGAGGATCAACCCGGCGCAATACTGGGTATTTTCAACCGCAATCGGACCTACTTGCTTTACGGAGACGATGTTTTTAACTGGGATCTGGTGGATTACTCGCTCGAGCGCGGCGCAATTGAGTGGTCAACCCAGGATCTGGGTGCCACGTTCTATTCAGACGATCGCGGCATTCACAACCTGCGCCAGACCGATGCCTACGGCGACCTGCAAATGGACTCGTTATCAGAGCGTATCGATCCGCTATTCCAGGCCCAAAAGACCAATATCATTGATTCGATACGGATCAAGTCGAAAAGCCAGTACCGGATTTACTTCGAGGATAACAGCGGTGTTTTAATGCGCTGGGACAACAACTCGCAGAACAAGCGAAATATCCGCTTTGAGTTCATGCCTTTCGAGCTGCTTGAGCCGGTGCGATCCATTTGTGCAGAGGAAGATACGGATGGATTTGAGCGCATATTCTGGGGCAGTGATTCCGGGTTCGTCTACGAGGAAAAGGGTGAATCGTTCGATGGTAATCTGATCGAGTATGCGATGCGGCTGGTATTTTGCCATTGCGCCTCGCCGCGCATAAAGAAGCGGTTTCACAAGATTACGTTCCAGGTCGATGCCACCGACCCGATACCTATCGCGTTTTTCCCTGAGTTTTCCTATGGTGATATCGAGCAGCCTGCACAAATCGGAGAGGGAGAAGTGCCACCAAGGGTCCAGACTGGCGGCGGCATCTGGGATACTGCATTCTGGAGCGCGTTTTTCTGGGATGCACAATTTGTCGGCGAAATGGAAGCGTATATTGACGGACAGGGCATTAATGCGTCGATATTGCTACGTGGGGAGTCAAATTACGAGCGAGCGCACACTCTCAAGAGTGCCACCTATAACTTCACCCCGAGATCAGTGAAACGATGAGCGACTATTATGACCCACTTCCAGTAACCATCGCGTCCGGTACGCGCGCGCTGGCGGCGCAGGTAAACGCGATATCTAACGCGATATCTGCCGGATTCGACAAGCTGCCGACCGAGGCCGAATTCAAGACCGGCACCGTAATGTATTCCATCGATACCGGTGTGGCCGATGCCTACATCGTTACGCTGCCATACACTACTGAGCCTCTGATCGATGGCTTCCAGCTGTCATTCAAGACGGTCAATGCGAACACCGGGCCAGCCACGCTTAATGTCAACGGGACTGGCGTCAAGGCGATCATAAACCCCGATGGCTCGGCCCTGATTGCGAATACATTTTCCAATAACGCAATCATTATCGTGGCATTCGAGCAGACCAGTGACAGTTATGTCCTGGTGTCACAAAACCCGGCACAGTCCGCATTGGCGAACGCTGCTGCCATTGCAGCTGCTGCAAGTGAGGCTAACGCCGCAGCAAGTGAGGCAAATGCCGCAGCAAGCGAGGCGAATGCAGCCACCAGCGAAGGCAATGCGGCCACCAGCGAGGCCAATGCCCTAGCCAGTGAAAATGCAGCTCAAGCGACATTAGACGATTTTGAGACCAAGTACCTGGGTGCGAAGGCGGCAGATCCACTGCTCGATAACCAGGGTAACCCCCTGATTGACGGTGCGCTTTACTACAACACCACTGCGAACCAGATGAACGTCTACGATCTGGGCACGACAACGTGGATACCGTTTGGCGCGATCTCCAATGCCGATACGCTCGATGGACTCGACTCCACGCAGTTCCTGCGCAGCGATGTGTCGAACACATTTGTCAGTGGCGTGACCACCGGCGTCGGATTCGACAATACAGAGACCGCGATCACCAGCGGCCAGATGTTCGTGCTCACCGCGAACAACGCGGCGTTTAATGGCGAAATCCTGGTACTCGATCAAAGTGATGGCACTGCACAGGGCACGCCGCTGCAGATCAATCAGGCTGGCGATGGTAAAACGCTCGAGATTAACTCCTCGACCGTTACCGATAACGTCTTTCAGGTCTTTGCCGACGCATTGACCACGGGTGTGGCGGCTATCATTGAGTCCGACAATGCCGGTCATACCGGGAATGTAGTTGAAATTATCAATGCCGGTTCCGGTACCGCGCTTAATATCAATGGCTCAACGCCGAAAGCGGACCTGGTCGGTACCGGCCTGACCGAAATAAGGCTTGCCGGTGGCGGTTCAGTAGCGGGTACTTCTTCTCTCGATATTACTCAAAACGGTACGGCTGCCACGATCAACAACCTGATCACGGGCGGCTCGATCGATATCGGTACCGAGGGCAATTCTGTACTGGCTATCGATGGCACGCAGCAAGTCACAATACAGCCCACTTATCCGTTTGTGGCCGCAGCGGCAACAGCCACAAATACATCGATCCGGCTGCCTCACGGAACGGCACCGACCGCGCCCACAGATGGCGATATGTGGACAACCACAAGCAGTGCTTTTGTTCGTATTAATGGTGTCACCCAAGACCTTCTGGCTGGCGGTGGTGGCGATGTTACAAAAGTCGGCACTCCGGCCAACGATCAGGTAGGTGTGTGGACTGGCGATGGCACCATCGAAGGCACCGCTAACCTGATTTACAACGGTAGCGTTTTTCAGGCGACAGGTGCTATTACGGCTTCGGGCGGCAATGTTACGGCAAACGGCGGTACTCTGGTCTCAACCTTCGGCCTTGGATTAAATCTTAATAATCTTGCTGCCAGAATGACGATGGACTCTAACGCCGAGTTTGAGATAAACAATGACGGCAGTAACACGCTCATAGGCGGCACTGTAATTTCTCGAGGACTGTATTACAGCAGTGGGGCAAAAATTATTGCTACTGGTGATAGCCCTGCCCAGTTGGCTTTTAATACCGATACCGTAGATGGAACCATAAACCTTCGAGTTGGTGACAATAACGAACTAGCTAATGCCCCGCCTATCTGGCGAGCTGATCTGGAGATGTTATCTAGTAGTGGAGGCTTGTTCCGATTTAAGTTCGATGGCGGTAATACAGGCCTTGAGATACGGGAAGAAAGCCTGTCAGTAATTGGTGGCAGAGTACGATTCCCGCCTGTAAATAATCCCAGTACGGGTGCCAATGATCTCGATGATTATCAGGAGGGAACCTGGACGCCAACGCTACAAGATGACAGTGGCTCGGACGCCGAGGGACAAACGTATGGTCAACAGGCTGGCGAATACACCAAGATTGGTCGTGTCGTATACTTTACCGGACACATTATCATGGCGGGGTTTTGGACGGTTTTAGGGGGGTACCAAGGGCGGATTTTGGGGTTGCCCTTTTTTTCAAAACCCTCTTCCGCCCTTTGGGGTATTTTAAGCGGGGTTGTGGCGGGGAG